TACTGCTGCGAGGCATCGCTAAGCTGTACGGGTTCGATGCTAGCCTGCATCTCTTTGTTATCGTTAAAGGCTAGGATAAACTTGCCCGAGTTGCTAGTCCCAGAGAACTTGTCAATGATTCTACGCTCAATGAGCTCACGCTCCTCCTCGCTAGGTATACCATTGTTGAAGTTAATCAACATAGAAGGGCTTAGCCCGTTCTTAATATTGTTGATGTGGTAGTTGGCTACCTCTTCCTCTAACTCAGCGTAAGGCAACGCCCCTTGATAGTCTACAGGGCTGTAGTAATAGTACCCTGCTCTGTAAGGCTTGATACAATAAATCTCTAGCTTATCGCCCGCTTCCCCGTGCCCATAGGCAGGGATGCGCTCAGGCTCGTAACCACGCTTGCGAATCTGACTCCAATCTTTGCTGTACCAATACGCACAAATCTCTCCGTCCTCATTCATCTTCTCGTAGCGCAAGGTCTCAATAGGGAAGTGCTCTACCTGAGCGATGGCTGACTTGTCCTCATTGTAAATCACCTGAAAGGCAGCCTGACCCATCGCCTTGAGGTCGAAGGTCACCCTGCGTAGGCAGTGCTTACTAAACATTGAAATCATCTGAGCGTACTGCTCAGGTCTTCTGCTTGCATCGGTAGCACCAATGCCCTTGCCGTAAATCAACTCACACACGCCATTGATAATAGCGTTGTTCGTAGCTGACCCGTTGTAGCGGTCTATAAGGTATTGGTAGTAGTTGTTATCTTCCCCATATTCTACCCACTGCTTCCTATTGTTCTCCTGAACCACAGGTGTAGTATAGCTGTTGAGGTTGACTATTCTAATATTACTCATCGGTATATGTATCCGTTATTGTCTGAGTTGTACTCCGTGTACACGCCTTGGTTGACCGTGTACTTCTCGTAATCTGTTTGGTCAGTACAGAACACACGACCCCTGTACACCTCTGACGATCCTGTAACACGCATCGTATAGAACCTGCCCTCCTTGAAGGTGTAGGCAGGGTCTATAACCATATAATTCTTGCTTCTAGTGCCTGTTAAGGACTCTGTGCTGCTTGTGTTAGTCTCCTCGTCTGTAATCACTACAGAGAGCGATGTATCGTAGGCTCTGGGCACAAACTTAATCGTGCTATCTGTCGTACTTACTATATGCATAATAGGTTAACCCTTTTGAGTATACATTGTTACAAAACAAAAGAGGGGGACGTATTTAAACGTCTCCCCTCTTTCTAACCAAACCAGAGTGCTATGCCCTCGGCACAAATATACGTTAAGAATTAGTTCCCTCGGTAATAGAAACCGTTCCTGTTAAACCTGCAAATTCAGAGAATGGGTATCCTGCAGTATTTTCATCTGCATTTACCTCCATAAAGTTAGCAGGAGATACTTCTTGACCTGTGAAAGTCAATGTGTAGCCTGAAAGGTCACCCATAGCTGCACCCGTTACGATAGAACCACCGCTAACGTCTGCTCCGTGAGATAGACCCATCATCATACAATTTCCGTTATAGTCTTCTACCACTACGTGAGGTCTACCTGCAGCAAGTAGCTTCAATTCTTTGTGATCTTCCTTGCTTAGCTTCTTCAATGTCAAGTTCAATGTTTGCTCGTAGAACTGAGTACCGTTCTCACGTGAAGCATTGATAGCTTGCTCGAATGAGCTGTTACCCTTCAACTCGTACTTGTATGCAGTCAAGTTGTTTGAGCTGTCACCTGTCATATCTGTAATCTCGTCAGATGTCAAAGTCACAGAACCCAAGTCACCGAAGTCTACGAAGTATACGTTCTTTAGACCGCCTACTACGTCCTTACAAGGCTCTTTTCTTCCTAGTGTTAAGTTACACGCCATTTTTATTCTTTTTAAGTAAAAAGGGGCAGACAGGCTTTTGCCCACCTGCCCCTTTTAGTTAGTTAATTCGTTACTTCTTAGTTGTAAAGTACGATTTCAGAGCCGATACCATATTGGATACCTGCAGTGAAACGCATTACTACACGAACATTCTGAGAACCATCAAGGTCAGACATATCTAGCAACTTAACCTCATTGTGGTCAGCCAATAGACCCGTACCGAAGAACAAGTTAGACTTCTGAGCAGCTGCCATAGTATCGTCAGCAAGACCAGGTGCTACGAAGATTTTCACACCATCGAAAGCCAAGTCCTGACCATTGAACCAAGTAGTACCTTGATTGTTGATACCATTCGCACCCAAACCTGAAGCACCGAAACCACCCAATGCACGTACATAAGCACGAGCTACGTTGTTTGATACGTACAAGTACAAGTCCTCTTTTCCGTAGATAGCAGTAGGGATAGCATCAACTACCTTACCCATCTCAGTAATTACGTTAGCAGCAGTAACAGAAGTACCTGTTACATCTACTACGTCAGAGTCAGCTTCCCACAAAGTTTCGAAGCCGTCAAACTCACCTGCAGTAGCGTTAGTACCCTGCCAGATGTTTGTTTCCATTTTCTCAGCTACCTTAGAAGCCACGTGACCGATAAGGAAGTCAGAGAATGCAGGAGGCAAGTTATCAAATGCGCTGTAGCCCATTTGGATTGCTTCCCAATCAGAGCGGAAGTCTTTCTTACAAAGCTCCAAGTTTACTTGGAACTCTTCAGGCTGAAGAATACGCTCAGTTAGTGTTAGTGTTGAAGTGTCAGAGAAATCACAAGTAGCATCTTTAACGATAGCATCCGTAGATACTTTCTTCATTACTTCTTTGAACTTCACATTTGGTTTTACCGTGATACCACCACCCTCGATAGTATCAGCACTTAGCAACGCTGCAGAGATGTACTTCCCTGCAAATTCACCTGCGTAAGTGGTAGTAATTGATGTAGTTGTAGCCATCTTATACTTTTATTAAAATTGTTTATTTACTTATTAAAACTTGAGGTTTGTCAAACGTGCAAGAAGAGGATACTCATTCTTAAAGTCTTCCCAATCTCTCCACAATCTTGATGCATCTTCTAACATATCTTTGGTCTCTTGGTACTCATCAAAGATGTCTTCTGGATCAAGACCTAAAGACTTAGCATTATCCTCTAATCGCTTTAGAGGCTCTGCAAGCTCTTGAATAAAGATTTCTGTGCTTGTAGCTTCGCTGTTTACAATGATATTATCAAGTTCGCCTTGAATTTTGTATAGCTCATCTTCTTTATCTCCTGCCCATTCGTTTAGGATGTAAGAAAGCTCGCTGTAAGCATTCTCTAAGTAGTCTCGTTGATTTTGAATATCGTCTACAATAGACAATTTAACTTGCTTGCCTTGCTTGCTGAATTTAGCAGGCTTCTGAGCCTTGCCTAATTCAGCCCATAAATTTTGTACTCCCTTTTTCATTGTGTTTTTTTTATCCTCTAACTGATTTGTTTAAAAACTCGAAGGTCTCGTAAAGATTTTGAATTGCTTCAATCACATCCTCTAGGTTATCTACATAGCCGTTAATATCAGAACCGCTATAGTCCTCCATAACGTCATCAAAGTCTACCCCTAAGTCACTTGCTACAGCTCCTACCTCTGACATCTGCTCTCTAATGTCACGAGCTAAATTCACATAGAAGTCATCCTCTAAGAATCCTTCCTGAGAAGCGTTTCTTACTTTTGCTATAAGTGTTTCAGCTAAATCTGAAAGCTCTACTATAGTATTAAGAGCATTCATATCCTCTATGTTCTGAGCTGTAGTTACAAGGTCGTAAAGCTCTTGAACCTTTGACATCTTAACCTCACGAGATTTTTTAGGCTGCTTAGATAGGTTGCGCTTCGGCTGTTGTGCCGAGCGAACCTCATCCCAAACCTTTTCAATCTTTCTCCAACTCATTACTCAGAGATTTTTGCCATTACACGATCCAAAGTGCTGTTGTGCTTCTTGCTTTGGTGTAGGTTAATCTGTGGCTTTGCCTTAGTCTCTGGGTTGTGCTTCATAGGCTTGCGTGCAGGCTTTGCTTTGCTCAACTTCTCTTTAGCTTCAGCTGCCATCTTCTCTTCACGCTCTGACATCATCTCCTCAACCATTGACTTGATTTCGTTAACAACCTCAGCCAACTCCTCACGAGTAACGTACTTCATTTCCTCTTCAGCAGCTTCTACTTCTTCAGCAGGTGCTTCCTCCTCAGCAGGAGCTTCTGCAGGGGCTTCTTCACCACCTTCACGAATCTCTGCAATGATACCTTCCTCAGCAACTACTAAGACTCTGCCGTCTTCCATTACATACTCACCAACAGGGACAGCTACACGCTCGTCTTCTGATACAATGAATACTTCGTTACCTGCTTCAAACGCATCGGCTTCTAAAACCGTTCCGTTCTCTAGTGTTGCTTGAGCTGCCTCAACCTTCACCTCTTCGCTGAGGTTTAGGATGCTCATAATTTTAGAAAGTGTCTCTTGTGATTTCATAACTATGTTATCTATATAGGTTAATTAAATAAAACGCTTAGTGTTACATTTTTAGATTTCGTCTAAGCTCTTGAGCTTGCTCTCTGCCCAACTCTTGGCGGACTTACCACCCCATAACAAATAGCTGATGTAACCACAGCTTTCTTTGTCTCCCTCATTGTAGTATTCCTCTGCTCTGCTCAGGTAGCTGTACATTCTCTTGATAGTCTCTACCGATACCTTACGACCTGCCGCTAAATCGGCTGCTCTCTGCTTGCCGACATCTGTAGCGCACTTGTTGTTTACTTTCTCGTTTAACTCTCTCCCTCGCTTGGCGTTGTTACGCACCGCATCGGGATAGTCGTTATAGCTCTCGAGCTCTGTCTTCTTACCCGACTTATAACGCTTGTCTTTTTTGATAACAGCAGTAATAGCACTGAGCTTTTCCTGTGCATAGACCTCATCCGCCTCTCTCTGGAGCTCGGCTAATGAGTCTGCACTCATATTTACCTTGTCAATAAAGTAGCCCTCAATACTAAAGCCCTTCACCTTGCCTGTCTTTACCCAATCGTTCCAAATCTCGTCATTATTCACCTTCATAGAAACCATCCAAGTCCCTACAGGTAAATCCATACCATATAGCTTAGACTTGTCTTGCTCACCCTCTATGATCCAACTCTCGACAGCCGTCAAGCCTTCGATGTCTACCTGGTGCTCTAGCGTTGCCTTGCTTTGGTTGCCACTCATAAAGAATAGCTCGCTAGCCTTTCTGACCGTCTCCTTGC